GTAGAATTTTGATACGCTGTTGCCAGCCGCCTTGCTTCAGACGCTTTTCAATCTGCTTCTTCTTAGCGACTGAAACTTCACTCTTCTTCATACCCTTACCGGCTAATTTATCGGCAAAAGTTGATCTTGCTCCACGACGTGCTCTTTTAGCAAGAGTAGCACGTGTAGCTAGTCTTTTCTGTGCTCTTTTACGAGCCATTTTCAAGCGAGTCTTACGACGTTTCATTGAACGTGCAAGTTTACGTCTACCTTGGATGGTTAATTCTTCGGAAGTTTCTTTATTTGGAGGATTTGTTGACGCGTATTCAGCATCAGTACCTGCACCTTGACCACGCCGGCGCTTATGTGCACGGTATTTAGTCAGTTCATCTTCGCCCGGACGATAGTCCACTAGCATAAAATCTTTGAATGACAGTTGCTTTGCCATTACTTTCTCCCTGGTTTGTCCCATCCCTTTAATATATCGGGTGAAAAGTTGGCGTATGAGAATTCCATACGATCAACAATTTTCACTGCATCACCACCAAGTTTATCGATTGCTACATAGCCTTCTTGACCTGTTACTCGATATCCTTTTTTAGTTTTTAAGAACGTTGATACATTATTCAACTTATTTAAAGTATTTATAAGTTTTAGTTTTGCAAGAACGATAACTTTTTGCAATTCGAACATTTGAATTAAAGATTGTTTGTTTTTTTGACTGAAGAATGATAGAATAGTGTCCAACTTCTTCTGTTGGGCAGATTTACCTTTTTCAGTCTTTCTTGCAGCAATTTCTTTTGCATACTTATCATTAATAAATTGAATCAAAGCATCAACTCTTTTCTTTGGATCCGGTGGAAGTGCACCCGCTCTAACATATCTATTACCGTGTGTTTCTATCAATTGTGCAAGTTGCTGATCATTCTCGAGTTGACGTAGAGTTGAACCAGCAATCTTGTTGAAAAGAAAACCTGCTTTCTTCAATAAGTCATTCACTTCAGCTGTTTCTTTCTTTGACATAGTATATTTTGTCATATCACGAAGCATAGCATCTTGTGACCAAACATTCTTCGATGATTTCAGTTTACTTACGTCTACACCGTAGGATGCTTTCATAGATTCAAATGATCCGCCTTTGTATGTCGTATGCCATACGATTCCAATTTTTGCTGTCTTGATTTGCTTGGCCATTTCCGTGCCAGCCGGTACTGCATAAACAATCGTGTTGGGGTGAAACGTAACATAAGACTTACCGCTAATTTTTTTATTTTGGATGTCTCCCGGGCCATACAGAAAATCTCCTTGTATTACACCTTTAATCCCCAGATCAGGTAAATATTTAAGAGCAAGTTTAAGTTTGTCAGCAAGATCGCCAGAAGTATCAGCATCGACATCAGCATCAGTCTTGTATACTTTGGGAGATTTGTTAAAGATCCCTTTTTTCGCCACGAAGAATCGGCCATCCCGAGGATCAATCCCAGCGAAGATAGCAGGAGCGCCATCCCACTTAACAGATACACTACCATCGGATCCTCCTAACATATCTCGTAATGAGCGTAATGCAAGAATAGCTTCTCTTGTTCCTTTGACACCACCATAGAGAACTTTATCCTCAATATGTGTCATATGAGTATTTTTTTGTTCAGATATAAATGAGCTAAACGTATTCATAATTTGTTATCCACTATTGGTTAAATCAAAGAAACTTAGGCTACCTATAATATCGCCAGTTCCAGTTAAGGTTCTTGCGGCTAGTGTATAAACATCGCTTACACCTGCCTGAGTTCTACCTAGCTGCATACTATAATTGTAAGTTAATTCTGTTTGTGCACTTGGTGTTCCACCTGGTGCAAAGAAACTGCCTTGTGAAGCATAGTTAACTTCTACAGTGTCACCACCTGTCATCGCAGTGGCTGTGGTATCAAAATCCACATGATCAAAAGTGCTGGTGTCATAACTCGCCCCAGTGAGCGTGGCATTCTTTATCAGTGCAATTTCGAAATCATCACCGGTTGATGTTGCCATAACATCAAAGCTTCTTACCAACACCATAGCATCTAAATAGCTACTGTTCAATCTTATACTTACGAGCGGTTCGAAACTTGTACCAACACTTGTGGCACTGGTTCTTCTTGCAATACCGGGTTGAACATATCTGTTGTAGCCACCCTCGCTGATTACCGTGCTACAGATCTGTTTCATGCTTGCTGATGACGTCAGGGTGTCTGTGGCAGTGATTTCATAGCGCAGAGGCAGTATAGCCGTTTTCATATACACTTCAGCGAGATTATTTGCATTGTGGAATGTGTGACACACTACAAACTTACCATTGATTACAAAGCCACATCTTACACTACCTACACCCAGCCACTCAAAATCCATGTAAAGAATTTGGGCTTTTGTTGTATCTAGTGTGTGTTTACTTAGGCCTGTTCCATCTAGTTTATCACCATTCCAATCGGCTTGTGCAACAAATCTCGTATCATCCACACTACCGCCAGTGCTTGTCCTAACAACAAATCTTTTGTCGGTGTCGTTGTGCTCAAAGTAAACCCCATCATTGGTACCAAAGTATCAAACACGTTGTCGAAGATTATTTTGTGAAGCTGACATAGTAAATGTCATGAATACGAGTAAGCTCTTGCCGGGTTGATAAGGGAATACTCTTTTTGTTTCTCTTACAACTTCGTCACCGGACGCTGTTGTTACACTCATTTGAACACTGCTTTCGTTACTCAAATGGGTTGCGCTGCCGCTGCCTGTTGTATCAGTATCAAACTGCGAGTCAATAGCAAATCTGTTTTGGCTATCAAATATTGTAAAAGGATTGCTTATCCGTAATCTACCAAATGCGTCATAATTGGTACTCATCAGTGGTGAAGATAATTCTCCATGTTTATCAGCAACCATCATCACTTCATGGATGTCATTCCGAGTACCGGTAGTAAAATGTTTTTGTCTACTAACGCTATATTGTGCCATTTATATTTCTTTCGCGTTTTTAGACACTTTAGCCATAGGGAAAATGCCTAAGCGTGAATTTGCTATGTTGATATTTCCATAACGTCCAGCTCTACGATTATAACGAGCTACAAGGATTGGTTCATATGGATTACGCCGTGGAACATCACCGACCACTCCTTTATGCAAAGATGTAATGATATACTTGTTTCCACGCTTTTTAAATTCCATGGAGCCTTGATGAAATTCATCTACGTTATTCACATCAACCTTTGATTGACCGTAGTTGATTCCATATATCGATTTATTAGCAATTTTGTCTGATTTTAATTTTCTATAGAAAGTATCACCGGGTTCTAATCCATTCGGCTTTAATTCATTAATAGCTTTTGCAAAGTCTTCAATTTCTTTTTCTCTTGGAAGATCGGTGACACCGCCATACTGCTGGAAACCAGAAGCATTGCGACCGGCCTTATGAGAAATATGAGCAACCATGTTACCCTTTACGTCAACAATTGCAAAGTCAGACTTTGGATCACGACCACCGGGATTTGGTGTAGAGATAATTTCAGAACACTGGACTGTGCGCTTTCCAATCTGAAGAGTAATATAAGGATCTTGTTCTTTTTCGAGAACTTTTGCTAAGTTTTTCTGAGCGATCTTTAATGCTGCATTTTCTGCTGCAACACCAGATCCTTTACCTTTACCACCGAATTCACCAGTCTTATAGAAATCACGAGGATATTGAATTTCTTTACCGGTCGTTGTTTTAGCTTTTGTGTTAAAGCCTTTTGTCTTGAGACCAGTCGCAAAATTATCATATTCATACTTATCGATCTTGACTAGTCCTTTTGTAGTTAAGAACTCGTCTCCATCTTTTATCTTAGAAAGAAACATATCAATTCGACTTGGATCTTTGCTGAGATCATTATGCTGTAATATTTTCCAATTCACAGCATCCTCCTGAATAAAGCCTCTGAATTTTAGCATTGTTTTATCCTATTGAAAGTAATTACAACACTATTTATACTACTTTTTACAGTAAAAAAGCGCCTAATCTTGGCGCTTTTCTTGTTCTTTTCTTTCACGTTCATTTCTTTTTTGAACTGCTTTCATCCGATTGTTTTCTCTAACTTGAGGATCAAGATGATCATATCCTTTGATACCCCAATCTCGAGCCCAAGCAGAAATCATATTGATGTTATGAGCCTTCATTTCATTTCCTTATATTGTTTCACCAATTTTTCACAGTCATCCGGTTGATCGACTAACTGAACTCTAACTGAACGCAATCTTTCAAGACGTTTACGTTCGGCTTTATTAAGTTTTACATTTGTGTCGAGTAATGCAATTTCAGCATTGACATAGTCAAGTCCTTTTGACATTACTCTGACATCTCTTGTCACGCTACGTTGAACGTTGTACATATTAACTCCTAATGATATTATCTGCTTCGTCTTTTGTGACACCTAGCCACTGTGGGTATTGTTTACCCGGAGTTCTTTTATCGAACATACGACCAATTCGATTTAAAACATATGAAGTAGCTTTGTTGTCTGTGGTTTCAACCATGAATGTACCATCTGCTCTTTCATTAAAGTAGATGCTACCTCTCCAAGTATCCATCGCCCATCTAAAACGGTCACCTACATGACCGTGATATACTTTTTCACATTTTAACATTATGCAACCTCTGCAAATTCAATAGCAGTTTTCAGTGCATCGCGTTTGCGAACCTGATTACCACCAAACCATGATGAATAAAGACGATTGTCTTCGTTACGACCCTGTACGTGGTCAGTAATATAAGTCACAGCATTAAATGCCTGCCACCATGAACCCTCAGCGAACTCAGCACCAGGCTGTTGTTCAAGAGCGTCAAAGGAAAGCTTAGCATTACGTGATAGAGTATCAAGTGACAATGCTTTACCTTGTACCTTTTTATCAGCAGTACGTGGAAACACTGTATTGAAGAACTCAATTACGTTGTCCTGAGTGTAACGTTTGTTACCCAAGAACTGTGCCATTTCTTTATATGTGTTGAGCTTTTCGGTAGCAATACCAAGAGCTTCCTTCACTTCTGTTGGATCAAACTCAACGCGGTGACCAATTTTCACCGAACGTTCAGCCTTAGACTCAAGAGAAAGTGTCAATGTATTATTACATACAACACGGATTGGAGTGAAGCGAACATCAATTGACTTACCATATTGATGTGGATTAGAAAAGAGGAGATACGACTCAACAGTATCGCCACCGAAAAGTTCGAACGAGTCTTTGACTTTCGCCAATGCCCAAACCATTTGTCCATCTTTTAATGAACCAGCAGTATGCATTTCCATGTCACCTGCCATTACATATTCAGAGAAAAACTCGAATGCAGTTTCATTCTGAACAGGATTCCAGTTCTCACCAACGTTAGTCAGAATACGACCGTCAGTTTCACGAACCAGAGATTTCAAACCGGTAGGCATACGCTTACCGTCAAACTCGATGAATGATTCGACTTCACGAACATTCCAATCAAGACCAGCTTTTTGCATCATTTGTGCTGGTGTCAAATCATTTGATACAGGAACTCCTAGGCCGTGCCAAGGAACTTCACCTGCATATGCCATTGTTTCAACTTGATGTGCCATTATTTGCTCTCCATTTCATCATTCAACT